GCAAGCTGGTTACTACTAAATATAACAATGCCCTTTGGATCCAACGGATTTAACGGGTCATCGTCAAAAAATTTTGACGGTGGTTTGACTAACGGTTTTAAGGATCCCGGTAAGGTAGATTTGCAGGCTTTTCTTTTAGATGAAAACCCTTTTAAATTTACTCCTAAAGACGCAGAATATAAAAGCCGCATTCGTTTCTATGACCGCGACTCCCTGTGGACCAGGTGGCGTCGTGGATACGAACTGTATACAATTACTCAAAGCGTCTTAGGATCGTTTGCACAGGAACGCGCACATCGTGGCGACTACCGGATGTACTGTTCGTTCCAGCAGTTCCCTGGTGTCTTCATACCGTTACGTGTTTTTACTTTCCCAACAACAAATCAAGAACTTGGAAATCAACTGGTTGGTATCAGGGATGCTAACTCATTAAATTTTTATAACTTCGGGTTACCGATACTTGCGGTTCGTTATCTTGGGGACGTTATAAATGCAACCTACTCTCAATCCGGTACAAGTATTACAGTTGCAAAACAAAACCATGGTTTCTTTGTAGGTGAGAACGTATATCTTGTTTTTACATCTGGCGCAGGAGTTAACGCAACACTGCCAATTGTATCGGTAACTCAGAATTCATTTGTATGCACAGCCGCAGCTTCTGCAGCCACTGGGGGCAATGTTAAAATTCAACTTTCAACTATATTTAATGACATTCGATGGACTGAAACTAGGGCACGTTTGAGGTCACTTCCTACCGCTTCAAGTTTCTTGACGTATGAGCGCCTGGTTGACAGAGTAATTGAAAAAGACCCAGGTATTTCAGCGACTTACAGCAGGACAGGTTCGTTACTTACTGTTAATTGTTCTTCTGCTCACGGTCTGTCAACTGGCAATACCGTGTACCTTTCGGTCTCCAGTGGTCTTATTAGTTCCGGTCAATACATTATTACTGTCACTTCAACAACTCAGTTTACAATTACAACAATAGATAGCGGATCAACAAGCGGCAACTTAACCGTCAATCGGTTGATCATGGGCTTCAGGTATGACGATTATGTTGGCTACACAGTAAAAACAGTTGATGCTACTACAAATGAAATTGTTTTTTACCGAACAGATAGCTACGGCGCCCAGACAGCAAACAGCTTGACTGAAACAGTTGTACCAGCGCAGCGTGGCTTTGAAGTTGGGAGATTCTTGACAACTGAAGTCAGGTATCAGTGTACCTGCCAGGACTACACAAGAAGAGATGGATATAATTTTTATGACGAAGTAATGAAACGCAGGTTCCCTGTGACACCAATTACTTCTACAAAAGGGGGTCAGTACCTTAATAAAGACGGAACAACTACTAACCAGCGAGATAGTGTAGGTGTTTTTGGAGACCTTGGTTATATCGCAATTAATAATTTTTACAAAATACCGGACTACAAAGATAAGACAGATACTTCATTTCCAAATTTAATGTACTATCAGATCCGCTGGTGCAAACATATCTATGCAGCAATATTTTCTTTAAAGCATGATGAGGGTAATTCTCCAATTGCAATCAATGCTAAGTACGTACAAACCGACGTAAATATTACAATCACAGCCGAGAACCATGGGTTATTAGCAAACACAAAAGTTCAACTTGCTTTTACAAGCGGCAGTGCTATCTCCGGTCAGTACACCGTAACTCAAGTTATTGATAGCAATAGCTTTGTCATTGTTTATCCTTTCTCAAATAATACAAGTGGCTACTGTGTTGTTGAGAATTTAAGGGAGCATGATTACGTCAAATCTTGGCTCCTGGAGCCCAGTGATAAGCCGGTTGGTGATGATCTAGATACATTTTATGTTGCATTTGATAAAGAAAATAAAGAGCTACGCAAGGCAGCAGAACGGTTAGCCCTTGTAAAACAGGGCGCAAAATGGGTAGGTACTCAGGAAATTACGGGTTCCAGAAACCTTCCTCAAGACATAGCAAACTTTGACCCCCAGCTTTTGGTCATGTTAATGACTGATGCGATACGTCGTAGCCAACTGGGGACATTAGATAGCGAAGGTGTTCTGCAAAACAGTACGCAAAGAATGATTGCAATGGTTAGTAAACTATTAAACCTCCAACCAGAATACATTCTTGGCACTAAGTTTGCTATGCTCGATGAGCCGTTGATCAACTATATACCTTCGTTTGAATCGGGCCTGATACGGGGCGGCTCCTACCTAAATGGCGCACCCACAGAGGATCCGGCTACAGTAACAACAATCAACTGCTCAACCTACGATCCATACGTTCAACAGGACACTGTTGTTGCCTCTGGTCGTTACATCAACGTTTAACCATGACTGTTCAAATACTCAGCCGCTTCTCCGATCTTCTTTATGATCGGCCCTTCCCAACACGACTTGGCGTGTTTGCGGATGGTGTTGAAATGGCTTTAAACCATAATCCAGGAGACCCGGGACTCTACTTTGCCGATAGCACCTCAGGATCAGGTAGAGGGCTCATTAAGGTCGGTCCAACCTTTGTTGGCAGCACCGCCCCAAACCTAACGCCAACTGGCTATACCAGCCTCTCCAAGGGGGAGTCTTGGCTAGATACAGCCAGCACAAAGATCTTTAAAGTCTTTGATGGCAGCACCTGGCAAGCAACCAATGCTGTGGCGTCAGTCAATTCAGGGAAACCATCTAATCCTATAAACGGTCAGCTGCACTACGACTTAGCTATACCCCGTTTGTTTATTTACCTTACAAGTAGTGCAAGTTGGGTTGCAATTTAACGCATTACTCGATCAAGAATGCGATCAAGTTTGCTGTGCACAGCCTGTACTTCCCTGAGAAAATCTTCTTTAAGAACATAATCTCGGATCACACGATCTTCCAGTATGTCGAGATTGGTTTCAATCTTTTCAAAACGCCTGTTAAGACGTTCTTGAGAATTGTGAAGTGCCTTTGAAAGACCGGCAAAAGCTGCGATGCCAGCAGAAAGCCCTGTCAAAACAGTTTCTATTGGCATTGTTTTATTGCTCCTCTATCTATTCTAAAGGATTTAACAACTTAGAATAACACCAGGAAAAAAATTATTATGTCAACAGGATACGATCCCAATATAGAAGGGGCTATTACTGTTCTCGTTGACTTAATGTCGGGCTTGGGCCTTACTATGACACGTCAGCCTTACGCACCTAACTACAGAGGCCTGGTAGATGCACTGATTGATCTAAAGGAAGGCCTACCGTCTCAAACTGGCGGTAAGCTTGTTGTTCGATGCGTTACAGGAGAAGCAATTACAACAGGAAAAGCAGTTTACATAGATACACCAACAGGTACTATTTTTAAGGCAATAGCCAACTCAACAGTAGATGAAGCCACAGTATTGGGATTTACACAAGAAAATACTCTTATTGGCGCAACAACTGACATTTTGATTGGCGGTGTCTTGGCTACGTCAGGTTTAAGTCCAGGAGTGCCTTACTTCTTATCTGCAGCATCTGCTGGTTCAATTACAACTACACCACCTTCCACTGCTGGCCAATTTGTAACAAGAGTTGGAGAAGCAGGGGCTTCTACACAACTTGCTGTTAGGCCTGAACTTCCCATCCAACTAAGTTAATATCATGGCAACTCGTAAAGCAATCGCCCTTGTTAGTGGTTACTTACAAGAAGTAAACACTCCTACCGATAAGTTAGATTTTGCTGGGAATACTACAACTGATCTAGCAGAAGGAACAAATAAATATTACACTGATGCTCTTGCTCGTGCATCTGTTTCAGCTGCAAACAGCGGATCTGGCTACGGTTCTTTAACTTATAGCAGCGCAACTGGAGTATTTACATTTTCTGTAGTTACAGACGCAAACATTCGCGGCTCACTGAGTACATCCAATAGCGGAACTGGTTACGGAAGTCTTTCGTATAGTACAGCTACTGGCGCCTTTACTTATAGCGTAGTTACCGACGCGAACATTCGTGGTGCCATAAGTGTTGGTGCTGGCTCAGGTCTTACTTACAGCAGCAGCACAGGCATAATAAGTACAAGCGCAATACCGAACGCACAGCTTGCAAATAGTTCTGTAACACTTGGTAGCACCTCGGTTTCCCTTGGCGCCACTGCCACCAGCATTGCCGGTTTAACTGCACTTACAGCTACAACACTGACAGCTGGGACCGGCGGCCACGTATTCACTGGCTCCACGTCTGGAACGACAACAGTTGTTGCCACAGCAGTTGCATCTGGAACGATCACACTGCCTGCCGCAACAGGAACTGTCGCTTTATTGACCTCGCTGAGCGCAAGTTCAAGCGGTACTGGTTACGGATCATTAAGCTATAGCAACACCACTGGCGCCTTTACGTACACAGTAGTAACAGACGCAAACATCCGTGGCGCAATAAGCGTAGGCGCAGGATCAGGACTCAGTTATAACAGTAGTACAGGCGTACTGAGTACAAGCGCAATACCAAACGCACAGCTTGCTAACAGCAGCGTAACTATTGGTTCAACTTCTGTAGCACTTGGAAGCACCGCAACAAGTATTGCTGGGTTAACTGCAATCACATCAACAACTGTAAATGCTGGTACAGGCGGTACTGTTTTTAGCGGGTCTGTTTCAGGAACAACAACTCTTGTTGCAAATGGAGCTGCCTCAGGAACGCTGACACTACCGTCTACTACAAGTACGGTTGCTGTTTTAGGTCTTGCGCAAAGTTTTAGTGCAGCACAAAGAGGTACGGTCAGTGCCCTAACAAGTGCATCAACAATCACACCAGATTTTGCTGTAGGTAATAACTTCTCCGTTACACTCGGCACAAGTACTACGATTGCAAACCCATCAAACCTTACCGCTGGACAGAGTGGTGCAATTGTTCTAACTCAAGATGGTACAGGCTCCAGGACTGTTGCATATGGGTCTTATTGGAAGTTTTCTGGCGGCACACCTACCGCAACAACTACCGCCAATGCCGTTGATGTTTTGGTTTATTATGTGGAATCATCAACAAGAATTACGGCTAAACTAGTAACAAACGTGTCATAATAAATCATGGCAACTCAAGTACAATTCAGGCGCGGTACTACAGCCCAAACAGCCTCATTTATCGGTGCTCTTGGTGAAGTTACTGTTGACACAGTAAAGCTAACGACAGTAGTACACGATGCGCTTACCCTAGGTGGGCTTCCGTTGCTAAGGGAAGATGGTACTAATTCTGCGCTTTCTCCAGGATCCCTAACCAGTTGCGCTCTTAAATTTGCTAATAGTTCTAACACAGGTATCATCAGTCCAGGACAAGGTCAAATTGCCCTGGTGACAAACGGTACTTCAAGGCTTATAATAGATTCGTCAGGAAGTGCAACCTTCTCTGGTAACTTGACGGTCAACGGAAGTCTAGTCGTTGCAGGTACTACCACCTCATCTGATACACTCACCTTAATCATTGCTCTAAGTTAAATGGCAAACACTTTTAAGAAAAACACAAAGTCCAGCCTTTTAACAGCAGACGTAACTTCAAGTGCGACTACAAATATTTTGACGGTTGGCGGCACAGCAACTCTTGTTCTTCTTAGTGTTCTTGTTTCGAATAAAACCGGCAGTAGTGCAAACCTGAATGTATACATGGTTCCAGCCTCTGGCGACTCAGTCTTTCTTTTGAAGAACGGCCCCGTACCAGCTGGTACTTCTCTTGAGTTAGTTCAAGCCAATAAATACATTATGAATTCTTCAGATGTTCTACGTGCAAGCTCTGACACTGGTTCTGCACTTGACATTATTGTCAGCTACTTGGAGCAAACTTAATAACAATGGGACTTACAACAATCAGTGATATTGACATCCTGTATAAACAGGTACAAGATCTAAGGCATGATATTGCAAGCAACGATGAACTAAGGGAAGTTAAGTATTCAAACACAATTGACCACATTTTAGAAAGGCTTAGAGAGCTAGAGTGGCGTGTTTTTGAGGAACGCGTACTTCAACTTGATGATTCTTCCTGGGAAAATATCATACTAAAACGTAATTACATTCTTAAGTCAACAGATTGGACTGTTACTTCTGGTTGTACTGTTGATCAAGCCGCTTGGGTTTCTTATAGACAGCAGTTGCGCGATCTGCCACAAACGTTTGCCGGTGTAAAATTAAGTGAAGTTAGCTGGCCTAAGGCCCCCTCAACGGCTGGTCCGCACTCGAAAAAAAGCAAGTAGGTGTTGTTATGCGCTATATAGGTAACACGACATTAACGCCTGGCATTAGTTATAGGATTATTGATGACATTAGTGGTAGTTTTAATGGATCTTTAAAGACATTTCCATTAAGGATTGCAGGTGTTTCTCCTGTTCCATTCCCGCTTAATCCTCAACAATGCCTAATATCCGTTAACGGTGTAATTCAAAAGCCAGACCCAACCGGGGCAGCTGGTTTTAATTTGGTAGGTACAAATATTGTTTTTGCATCTGCACCAACCGGCGGTTGGGCGTTCTTTGGTGTTGTTCTTGCTGGCTCTGATTTTGTTGCAGTCGGTGCAAGTTTCCCCGATGGTTCAAATAGCGTACCAAGTATTACCTTTGACAATGCCCTAACCACTGGTTTCTATCGTAGCGGCTCAAACGAATTCAGCGTTACCACTGGCGGAGTTCAACGTGCAGTTTTTGACGCAAATGGTAACTTTGTTGTTGGTGCACCAGTAGGTGCTACAAAAATTTATGTCAGTGGGACGGCTGCCATGAATATTTCAACACTTACAGATGCATCCACAATAACGCCTGACTTTAGCGTTGCAAATAATTTCACAGTTACACTGACCGGTACTCCACGAACCCTGGCCAATCCAACCAACATGACTGTTGGACAGAGCGGTTTGATTTATATTATTCAGGATGCAACAGGCAGCCGCATTATGAGCTACGGCAGCTACTGGAAGTTTCCGAATGGTCAATCAGCAAAGAGCTTAAGTACTGCCGGTAATGCTATTGACTTAATTGGGTATACTGTACGTACAAGTACAAGCATTGCTTGCCAGCTTATCAACGATCTTAAGCAGTAAACATGACAGTTCCAGGTTGCGCTAATCCTTTGTTAATGTATGGCGACGCTGGCAGCTACCAGATACAACGTTCGCTCCGTTTCAACAGTAGTGACAGTGCCTACTTGTCTCGAACCCCCGGCACTGCGGGGAATAGGCGGACGTGGACCTGGGCGGGGTGGGTGAAGAGAAGCAACATAAGCGGCGAGGTCCCTCTTTTTCACACCCCTGGGAACAGCAACGATTCTGCTTATTTGCGCATCTATATCTCTGGAGATCAGCTATCTTGCACGACTTTTAATTCGTCTGGCGGAATTGCTATTGGCGTAACAACCACGCAAGTATTAAGGGATCCGTCCGCTTGGATGCATATTCAGGTGGCGCTGGACACAACGCAGTCGACTGCGTCAAATCGACTAAAGCTCTATGTCAATGGAGTTCAGGTAACGGAATTTTCATCGTCCAATTGGCCGACGCAGAATACTGATTACGGAATTAATACATCTGGGCTTATTCATTATATTGGCTTGAGGACAGATGGTACCAATTACGCAAATGGTTACCTCGCCAACATCCACTTCATCGACGGCCAAGCACTTACCCCCAGCAGCTTCACAGAAGTCAGTGCCACTACTGGGCAGCTCGTCCCTAAGGCGTACACCGGCACATTCACCGGCAACTCATTCTGGTTGAAGTTCTCCGACAACAGCAGTACCACCAGCGGCAGCAACGTCGGCATTGGCAAGGACTTTTCGGGCCTTGGCAATTACTGGAATAGCACGAACCTATCCGTCACCGCTGGCGCTGGCAACGACAGCCTCGTAGACACCCCGACTAGTTACGGCACCGATACAGGCGCGGGCGGTGAGGTGCGGGGGAATTATGCGACGTTGAATCCGCTAGATCGTTCCTCAAACGTAACGCTGGCAAATGGAAATCTTGACTGGTCTAATTCATCAGCCGGTAATGTGCGCGGAACTGTGTCATTTAATGGTGGCAAGTTCTATTGCGAAGCCACTGCATCTACCGCAGGAAGCTACGGGTTTGGCATTGGCAAAGCAGATTCTTCTTTGTCTGGCAACTTTGGAGCCGGAATAACCGGAGTTTATGCATGGCGTTGGGACGGAGCAGTTTATAAGTTTCACAGCAGCGGATCTGAGCCTTGGTCAGCATCTGGATCATCTAGTGATGTATTGCAGATCGCCATTGATGCAAGTAACCCCGCAAGCGTCAAGCTGTTTCTTGGCCGGCAAAATACTTGGTACGACAGTAGCGGCGGAACAACAGCAAATCCGGCAACGGGGGCTAACCCAACAGCAACGCTGACCGACAATGTTAACTGGTTCCTTTTCACTGGTGGCGGCAACATTTCAAACGCCGTAAGCGTCAACATGGGCCAACGCGCCTTCGCCTACACCGCCCCCAGCGGCTTCAAGGCACTGTGCGATACCAACCTCACCGCCCCAGTAGTCGCCAAGCCTAATACGGTGTTTGATGTTATTACTTATACCGGCACAGGATCTAGCCTTACG